ATATAATATACTAACAAAATATTTAACACATTATATCTAAATATTTTTTTAGTGTATTATTGATAATTTACTTCCAATTGGTTTATAATAGTATCCATTATATGGCATATTTGTTTGAATTGCCTTTGTTAGTGTTTTATCACTCATTTGTAATTCTCTTATACAATCATATTTGCAAGTAAATTCTCTTATTAAATTATTGCTTAAATCATATTGCCCAATTCCATTTTTATATAGCAATACTTTGCCATATTTTGTTTCAAAATTTTGTGTCAAATTTTGGTCACAATCGTCATATAAAGCGTAGTAATTTCCATTTATAATTGTATTGTTTTTTACCGGATTATCTAAAGCAGATAAACTTTGATATCCATTTAATTGTGCCGCAGTTTTTCTATCAAGATATACATTTAATATTTCTGTTTTATCTGCGTTTAATTTTGCAATATAACCTAATTGTTGTGCTTTTGTTAGTTTGGTTGGTTGTATTTCATAAATAATATTTGGATCTAATTTTCTTTCAACTAGTAACCAACGGAAACCACAATAAATTGTATTTTCTTCAATTGCTTTTGCGATACTTGGTCTTTTGATGTTTTTATTTTCATTCATTGCTTCTGTCACTGATTCATATACTTTTATTAATTGTAGCGTGTCTGGGTTAATTTTTTGAAGTCGTGGTCCTAAATGGGGCATTTGTTGATTAAATCCAGTCATAATTTTGGTTTCTTTTTCATTCAATTTATGTAAAATCTGTTGCATAGACGTTTCAAGTGAAATCACTTTATTTGTCAGCATTTTATTTGTCTGAATTAATTCTTTCAATAATTCATTATCGTTATTTACAATGTAACCGCTATTTTTTAATTTCAAATTTTCAATTTCTAAAAGCAGTTCTCGAACTTTATAATTATAATTATCAATATTATCATTAATAATTTTTATTAATTGGTTATATGTTAATGACATTCCAATTAAAAATAATTCATTTTCTTTTTCATGTCCAGTTAAATTATGAACTTTTGATGGATGTATTTCTGCATGATGATGCAAAAATGTTTCGAACTCTTTAGATTTATTAACTTCAAAACAATCTAACAATATACATTCTTCATATTTGCTTTTATGTTCAGAATATCGTTTCTGAACACCTTGTCTTGATTCGCCAATTTTTACAACATAAGTACCATTTTCATACGTTTTAACTTTAATTATATAAACAATGCTACCAATATTAGCAAAATGTTTTAATAAATACGTATCTCTATCTAATTCTTTTTGTTTGAGTAATTTTTTTTCTGTTTCTTTGTTTTTTATATTTTCAATTTGTTGTAACTGTTGTTTTAATTCTTCGCAATTTTCTTTTGAAATTTCAAACATTATATTTTCCAATTTAATAAAATAATCGTGAACTTCATCTGCTTTTTTTGTTTCAGATTTTAAACAAAACTTTTTAAAGGTCTCAATATTTAACATAAATGTTTCTTTATTATGACCTCCTTTGGTTTGGGTTGCTTGCTTTGCAAGTTGGCAAAGCAATAATTTATAATCTTTATTAATTGTGAAATTTTTTTCAAGAACTCTTTTAGCATTTACCTTTTGTCCAAATCCAAGCCATTTCCATATATCATCTAAATCAATGACAAAATCATTTTTAGAATCATATTTTAGATAACAATAAAAACTTGACAAAAACATTTGTTGTTCATAACTTGTAAAATGATTTTTAACTTTATCAACTATTTTATTTTGATAATCACCAGAAAATGTTGTGATTGGATTGCTTTCAATGAGATTTACAATATCTACGCTCATTTTATACAGTACATTGTAGAGTTGTCTTTAAGTTGTTTTTTGCTTTTAATATTAAAAAATAATTTTATAATTTAATTAGTTTTTAATTGAAATAATATATTTCACATTACTTAGTTGGAGTACGCGAGGCCTCCCATACCACTCATAATTCTCAACACATTGTAGTTAGTTGCGTAAACACGGACTTTAGCAGTCTTAGTTCCTTCAACTGTGGCATTAGATAAGACTAATTGCAATGTGGCATTATCAATGCGCGAGAAATTGCACGTGCCACTGGGTTGGTGTTCTTCTGGTCTCAAGGCAAATGAATAAACGTTAATTCCTTCATCTGGGCAACGAGTGTGGGCTTGGTATGGTTGAACCCAAGAGAAGTAAGATCCTTCACGTTCAGAGAAACGATCTTGTCCGTTTAATTGTAACTTAGCAGTAACAACTGGATTCAAACCCCAACAATGCATATCCAAAGATGTTTCAGTAAGAACAAATGTTCCAGCATCAGATACAGTTGAGTTATCATTATGGCTTCGTTGTAAAGCAGTAATTGCTTCGATTAAAGCTGGATCAACTGCGGCAGAAGTTCCACCAAGATTTGGTTCATTATATGGATTTTGTGGTCCATGCCAGTATCCGGTGAAACCAGCAGGGATATCATAATCTAATGCACCAGCGTCATTGAAAAGACCTTGGGCATCAATATAGGCACGACTATCTGCGGCAACAGAAGCTGGTCCACCAAAAGCATGGATAGCGTTTGGAAGAGCATCAATTGCATCAGTATAGTTGAATGGTTGAGCACCAAGAACCTTGAATAACAAAGCATCACAAACAAGAGAAGAACAGTAATCAACGTTTTGATCTGGTTGAACGACCCAAATTAATTCTTTAACTGGATGATTGAAATTCAATTTGATCTTATTTGAAGAAGAACCAACTGATTCATCACCAGTGAATTGAAGTTGAGTAATTAAGTATTCGTGTGGATTTTGAGCGAATCTTCGGCGTTCATCGGTATCCAAGAAAACGTAATCAACATATAAAGAAGCAGCAACTAAAGATTGGTTATAGGCAATAGCAGCAGGAACTGGACGACCTGGAGCATATTGTCCATCACGATAAGCAGATGGATTTCCACTCAATGAAACACCACTGTTGTTGCAACTTAAAGTTGTAACGGCCCATAAACATTCATCAATTGGACGAATATCTAAATTAATTTTAACTTCGTGATACTGCAAAGCTATCAAAGGTAATGCTAAACCAGGGTTGGTACAGAACCAAAATTGTAATGGAACATACAAAGTGGTTTCTGGAAGAGCATTTCTTGGAGCACAAACTTGACGTGGAGCTAAGCTTTCACAAGGTCCATCAACTTCAGCGAAGGAAGGATCAGTGATAAAAGTTAATTGAGTGGTGTTACCAATCATCTTAAAATATCCACGTTCTTGTTCAGAAGTCATGGTTAATTGGTTCCAAATATGCATCCAATCACCATATTGACGATCAATTCGTTGACCACCAATTTCGACTTCAACTTGAGCAATTAATTGCTCTCCAGGGAAATCTAACCAACGAGCATAAACTCCAGAACCGACACCAGCGGCAAAAGAGGCAATACCCATAAGTTGATTAATTTCTGGTAATGTGACTTGTAAATATGTTCTATAAGCTAAGTCACCATTTCTGCTAATAGTACATTGGACACGACGTCCAAAATCAGCTTGTCCATTGAATGTTTGTTCAATTGATTCAATAGCAAAGTTAGTATAACGTCTGTAAGTTACTTTCCAAAAAGTGATTTGTGGATTACCTGTACGTTTCCACTACCACATCTTTCAATGTGGATTAGACTATATCTTAAAAAGAATCTATTATCATTTTCTCTTTTATTAGTTCATCATTTAAAATAAATTCTTCCGAAAACCATTTAGTCGTTGAACCTTCTTCTTTAAATTTTGTTAGTTGTATTAAAATATAATTAGCCTGGTCGATATCTATTTTCTTTTTTTTAGAGTTAAAATTAACTGTTACCGGCATCATATTTGACCAATTCCAGCAACGCATTTTCTCTTTTTCATCTGTTAAATCAAATTTACAAACTGGAATTATATGATCGATAGACCAATAACTTCCATAATTGTTCCAATTCATTTCAGATGTGAAATTAAACTCAAACCATTCTCTTAAATATGTTATATTACATCCAATATATGACATTGTATGTTGTGTTTTCTTTAAAACAGTTCTCAAACGTGCCGCAATAGATTTTTTTATTCTGTAATTCATGTTTATTGAACTCTCTTTTTTACACCATTCATTTCTTTGTTTGGATAAAAAAGTTGGATAACATTCCAGACAAATTTTTCTTTTATAGTATTTTTTCAATTTAGCGTATTGTTTTAATGGTTTATCCATCAAACATAGCTCACATTTTACTATAGATTCATTCTTTTTTTGTCTATTAATTTTTTTTCGTATTTTATCCATTTCGTTCAAACATTTTTTACATGTACCACCAATTGAACCATTTTTATATTTTCTATAATGATTTATTGGATGAATATTATCACATTTCGCACATTTTTTTTCCATATTAATAAGTATTTATAAATTATATTTATATTATTTTCACATTAATTTAAAGAAGCTTGGATGCTCATTGCCCATTTTCAACATTTCAAAATGTTTCTATCTTATTCATTATTACTATACCTAAGTTTTTTAATCTTAGCCACAACTTTTTCACAAAAATTGCTTAGTAGAATAAGCTTTAGGGGTTTCAAGCAGTTTGATTTTCTCACTAGGGATTTTCAAATTATTTATTGAAATAATTTCCCTAATTAACGTCTGTGGATATAAAATGCCACAAAGAGTTTTAATGAATATCTTATTGATTCGATATTCCTCGACGTTTTTCTACCCTACAGGATTTCAAGGTAAACATCTTGCGATGACCCTTATAATTTCTTATAAGGCCAGAGTACACCTTAAGAACTTTCAAATGTTGCTAGCATTTTCATCAAGTCCCGACTACCGTCTACTCGTTGAACGTTCAACTTATTTCTAGCTTTTATACAAAATAAGTTGCTTCGCTGCGGATCATCCAATCTTCAATGTTTTTACTATGCCATTGGTCTCTCTCCTATGGTATTATATATGTCACCACATATAAGAAGTAATTGAAGCTCTAAGGAAGTCCCCGCAATTTGGAAGTCTTGCAGAATACATCTATTTAAATATAATAAAGATGCTTCTACTAGCGAGTTATATGTTAAATATATTACATTTAACCACATATTTACACTGTTTATCCACTATGGTGATATGTGAACCATAATGGCAGCTCACTGTTGGTGCCCAAGATTTTTTTATTAAGCACCATACGCTACGAGTTGCATTAATCCGCCGCCCATTTTATAAAATGCCTAAAGAAAAAAATTTTTGAAAAAATTAATTTATTCATTTTAATAATTTAATTTTTATTTTACCCTACATAAATTAAGAAAGTAACTTATTAATGTTCATATTATCCTTCATAAACATGGCTAAGTAATTTTCATCAAATATTTCTTGTCTACCTTCGTGATTTTTGGTAAATATATATGAATCATTACGTTTTTTTATAGACCAGCCACTATCTAAAGCGTTATACAAGAATACCATTTTTTTGAATTTTATGGAATCGATTTCTAAATGGTTATTATCTAATTTTATTTCTATATCCATTTTGTTTAATATATATTTTCATTAAATTATACATCTTTAAACTAATTTTTAGATACATCTGTTTCTACACCTAAATCTTTCTTTTCAGATAATTTTTTCATCATTAAATTCTGATTTTTTATTATTTTATTTTGTTGCTCAAACATAATTCTTTGATTATCAACAATATAAATATGTGAAACTATGTTATATGCCGATGATAATAAAAATGTTAGTGTTATACAAGATATTACTGGTTCCATTATATAAAAATATATTATTGTCTTTATGTTAGTTCAATAACATATTTACTAATAGCATTTTATAGATTTACAATGTCGTTTTTTTTTATATCGCTTTTTTGTTGTATGTTTATATATTCTTTTTGAATGGCATTTATGTCTCTTTTTCCCTCCAATTCCACTATTTTTATAATTATATATCATAATGTTAGCATTCAATGATGTAAAACCGTTTTTTAAATAAAAATGTATAGCCCGTTTATTATCTTCATTTTTGGCCACTTTTAATAATATTTTTTTAACATTTTTTTTATATTGTGGTATATATGATTTAATAATTATATCAAAAAAAGATTTTGTTAGTCCAGAAACTGGCATTTTATAATTAGCACATAATAACACAATTTCTACTGAATCTGATAAATCTATTCTATCATTCATATTTTCTTTAATTTGAGAGCAATTTACATCTATAATACATGTATTGAATAGATTTATATTATTTACATCTGTTAATAAAAAACCTACATATCCATCCAATTCCAACACTTCATAAGATGTTTTTTCATAAAATTGTGATATGTAATTTCTATCACAAATCTCAACTTTATTCAACACTTTTTCATATTTATCAAAATTATGTTCATCAATTATATGTAAATTATACATAGCATTATTAACTATTACATTCATATAATAATTTTATATATTTTTATTAGTAAATAAATGATTTTCACAATAATTAAACTTGTTTGGATGGTTTTTATTATCCAAATCAAACTTTGTCGCAAAAGAATCAAATAATTTATGTTCTGTTGTATAGCAATATAAAATTTCATTACATTCTTTAATTGAACATTTATATCTAAAATATCCTCTTCCCATATTAACTTTATTTTGTCTCCAAATTTTTGAAGATTCGTCAAAATCTATATCTATGTTCATTTTGTTAGTTATATATTAAATAATAAAATTTTCAGTTCAATTTTTTGGCAATTGATGTTTCCACTTTCCTTATTCATCAAAATAATACTTAATAAATAAATTATTCATTGTGTATATTTGTTAGTTTACGCTTATAAAACCTCGTGTAATGTTTTTCTTCATTATCTAATGTCTGTAAATTGGTCTTCACAATATTTCCATTTGCGTCAGAATAGAATATATGTTGAATATTATATCCCAATTTGTTAGGCAAAGTCTTCATCATTTCAATACAATTATTACAAGGTTTGCTTATTTGTAATTTATTCTTTGATGATAACCTAACAACTAACAAATTGACATTTTTAAGTCTCTTCTTCCGCTTAATTGGACATAATTTTTTTATTGCGTCATGTTCGGCATGTATTCCAGGCATTATTCCAGAAGAGTCTCCCATTTTATTTATTCCATAACTTAATATTCTCACCTTTTTTTGAAAAATACAAGAAATATGATTATAATGACTACATAAGCAAGGATTTACTGTTTCTATACCTCTTTCATATGATTCAATATTTGTATCAATCGGCAAACAAAATCGTTTCAAAAATAATTTATCAATTAAATCCATTTTATATAATTTATTATGATATAAAATGCTATATTTTTATTCAATTTTTTTATTCATCTAATTCAATTTCTTTAAGTTTATTTTTCAAATATTTAATTATATCTGCTTCCTTTGGTGTTACATCAGTCCAACAATTATTTATTATTGCTTTAACTTCATAAGGTTCATTTGACATATATCTATCTT